AAACCGCCTGTCTTCGCACCGATGATCAGCGGGAATGTTTCTGTTGTAAATCCGCTTGGTTTCAGTACGTCAATCGTTACATTCACGTCTTTTGCCATGAATTAAAGCCTCCCTCATTCTCTAAATTCGAGTTGTTCTATGTCTGCTTCTTCGAACGTGTCGATGACGCGGACCATTTCTTCCTTCACGCGGAACCGCACGTCAAAACCGACGCGGTATTCGTAAGCGTCCCCGAGGTACAGCGTCCGATCTTGCGGATTCGTACACTCGACGACGATCAAGCCTTTGCGTAACAACTCCGTCTGACCGCTAAAATCAAGATATTCAAAAGCATTGCCGGCTAGTGCCCATGCTGCTGTTGAAGACTTGGCATAAAAATGGAGCGAGAAGGTCGCTTCAACATCCGTGACCTTTCGCTCCTTTGCCTGCCCATTCTCTTCAAACTGTTCCAAATACCCGCTCATTGCACCGTTCTGGACGATTCGAGGAGCAAGCACCTTATATGACGCAAACGGCAAACCCGGACGATCTCCGATAGTGTCCGTTTCTGTGATTTCTACACCGAGAGCGGCACGTAGCGGAGCGTAAAAGCCTTTGACCATATCAGCGTATGTCTTCATGCTTTCGCCTCCCTCGTCAGCCGGTACCGATGAAAATCAGCAAAGTCTGTATAGTCGCCCATCTGTTCGATACGCCAGTTCGCTCCTTTGTGCAGGATTGTCCCGCGTACATCAAGTGGCTTCAAACTGTATAACAACAAATCAGCGGATGTGATACGTCCACCTGATTCATAGATTGTGTTCTTGTCGACCGGAAAAACGGCAGCGGAAATTGTTTTCGTTTGAGCGGTACCTTCCAACCACTCGCCCGTCTCCGGATCCCGCTGCCCTTCCGATGTTCGTGTGTACGGCACATCCTTGCTGTATTTATTGATCAGACGCTTGAATGCGTAATACTGTTGCTTGAGCATCGCGTCACTCCTTAATCGACTTCATGCTTGATGGCACCAATCATTCGACCGGTGTCGACGAGCGGGTTACTGGACCCTTTCAGCTTGACCGTAGCTGCACTGTTCGGTGGAGAAGAAAGATCACGAGCAAACTCTTGAATCTGACCGGCAAGATCCAGTCCGAGCATATCCAGCGCCGTATCGACCGGAATTCCTCCGTCGTAACAGCCTTGGATGATGTCATCAACCTTGCTTCGCCAGTCCGCTTCTCTTGCGTCGAAACCGGCACGAATGAAAGACCGCTCCGGAATTCGGATGACAGTCGTTTCTTTCTTCAAATGGATGCCGATGAAATGGAGATAGGCCCGCATCTTATCGGTCACGGTGATGTCCCAGCCGTACTCATGGACATAAGCGATCATCCCGATTTCTCCCTCTTCCAAGACACCGACTCGGATATTCCGGCCTTGCAATTGCCGTGAGACACTGGCCATCTCTTTAAGACGTTCGTGACCATCGCCCCGCTTCACTTTGACGCCCATTAGTATTTGCCTCGACCAGCCTTGATGAACCTCACTTGACGATGATAAGGTGCCCAGTGCGCATGAGCGGTAGAATACACGACCGCGGCATTGCCCGATGATTCGAAGGATTGAGACATTCCGGGAACAGATTCAGAAGTAACACCTGTTCCCCGACCTGCAATATCCTGTCCAGACTTAACCCATTCCGAAATGCCTAATTTGACCGCGCCAGGTAAATCAATCTTACCGGTGACCGGATCAATCAATTGCATGAAGTCGAGTTTGTCACAATACTCTTGAGCGGCTTTTAAACCGGACTCGAGATACAGTGCTAGTTTCATGTCTTGTGATTCTTCTCCGAGCGGAACGTCGAGCAGTACTTTTAGCTCATCAAGCGTCATTCTGATCACCAGCTAATGCGTCAAGCAGTTCCGCTTTCTTCATCGACTCGTAACCCTCCACACCTTTTTCTTCCGCTAGTGCTTTCAATTCTTCAACTTTTAACTTGTCCAAGGAAGGTTCTTCAATGACTCGTGACCAGCCTAGGTTCCGGAAGAAGCCTAGGAAACGGCGCTCGTCCGTCTCCCGTACTACTCCATTCCGCTCAATCTTAATTAATGCTTTACTCATAAAGATACACCCTTTCAGTTTTGATTAAGGCGTTACGTCTGGTGTAAGAACTGCAAACGCTTCGTCTTTCAGGACCATGAATCCAACGTACATCGTCACACGAAGGGCAACCATGTCACGCTCCCAGAGATTAATCGGGACGTCATTTTCATCAACAACTGTCGAGATTGTCGCTTGTGTTGAGATATCGTATTCCATGTCTTGCGGAATTCCGAAACGTGCCATGTTCCAGTCACCTGTCATCGCTACAGCTTTCGATTTGTCGAATGATTTCCCGTTGACGTATGAGATTGGAAGACCGAGAATGTCGTCTGGTGCTGTGCCGTCGCCTTTGACGAAAATCGGGCGGCCAGCTGAATCCAATTCTCCACGGAATTTAGATTTGAGTGAGCGAACTGTCACCAAACCGTCTGGATCAAGTTCATTGTCTTCTACAAGTCCGAGGAGGTCGTTCAATTGACCATAAAGCGGTGCGACATCATCGAGTGGCACTGTGTTGCCTGCTGTTGTAGCAGCTGCAAGGATGTTTTGTCCTGTTGCATACGGTGAGTTTGTTCCGAATAAAGCTGCTTGGTCGAACTTTGTGTAAAATGCTTCAGCAATTTTAGGACGCATCATGTTGAAGAACGTCGGCACGTTGTAACGCAAGAACTCTTTTGTGACTGGAAGAATGACCGCTAACTTCTTTGCACGGATTGTTGCCTTGACCCACGTCGGTTTTGATGTTTGGATGCGCTCGCCTTCATCGACCCAGTAAGCGCCGGGACCTTCTGCAAGATACGTGATTTCTTTCTCGAGCGTGTTCATTTCTTCGAATTCCGCTTGTTGCATGACAGCCGATTGTTGGACGACTTCACCAATCATCTCGACTGCTGTTTGTTTCGGCACGCTGCCTGTGAGCGCGTCCGACATGAGGACGTTATTTGGATCAAATGTAGGTTTTGCCATGTGTTATACCTTCTCTCGTCATTTTTTAATTTGGTTTTTGCGAATCGTGTCAATCAGGGAAGTAGCTGCACCAGAAGCGCCGCCCACATTCCCATTGCCCGGGTTGTAGCCCGCACCCTTAAATTTGTCTTGCACCTGCTCCGCCACCAGTTGATTGATGACCTCGGTCAACGTCTTGATTTTGCCGTCCATATCCGCTTGACGGGCTTCCTCGTCGTCACCTTCCGTCGTCACAACGAAATTAAGTAAGCGGGCATCGAGTTTTTGTTCGTTCAGCTTCTGCGAGGCGTAAAAACGGGCTTCTTTGACCGCTAACGTCTGCTGTGCCTGCTCGAACTTCTCTTGCGCCTGTTGCGCCAACTGTTCTTTCGTCAAGCCTTGGTTCTTGAGCTGGTCAATCGTCTGTTCAAGGGATTTCGTTTTCTTGCTGTACTCATTGCGAATCTTATCCTGTGCCGATTGGAGCATGGTCGTGATCTGTTGCTGTTGCTCCGGTGTAAAGAGGTCTTCGTTCCCCGCAGCGCCTTTGTCTGTGCCTGGTTCGGGATTGCCTGCGTTACTGCCTTGAGGTTCAGCGCCACCACCAGTGCCGGGATCAGCTGAAAAGAACTGGATGGGTAAACGTAATGTGAAACGTGATTGATTAATAAACATGGTTCATTCTCCTTTGTGCGTTCCACCGTCCTGACCCGCTTCCGCCCCGTAAGCCGTTGCTTTCACGTTCCAGACTCAATGACCCGCAAATGATTTTATTTGAGTCGATCTTGTTGCCATTGTTCAAACGTCATATCAGCAAGCGCCTGGTGTTGCTTCTTTTCGACCCGCTGCACTGAGTAGGTCGCAAAGCAGCGACAATTGATGTCGTTTTCAGGTGTACCAGATTGCCCTGGTGTCATAGCCGTGACGCCTTTACCCAGTTTGAAAGGTTGATCCGACGGTACGACTTGACCATCCATAGCAACATGATTGGATTTGGACGTCTTTCGAACCCTCGTGTCGCGGGCCGAATTCCATTTCTTCGTCATGATGACGCCTTGTTTGGTTGCCCGTGTGACCGCTTCTTGCTTACCAGACTCCGTAACGCGGTGTGTTTCAGTGCGCGCGATTGTGACTGCCTTGCGGTAATCATTTTCGACAACACCTTTAAGTGCGTTAGCCATGGAACGATAAGAAGACCCGTTGACGAGTTCTTGTGTCAGTCGGGTCCTCAATTGGTACATCACTTCTTTTCGGTTTTTCTCGAGCGTCTCACTGAGCGTCAGTCCATGGAGCGGATTATTGATTGCGGCAAGTACCTGCTCCCCTTTGATGGTCGAGTAACCCAGCAAAGCGAGCGCCTCCGTCTCGATGCTGTACGCCATGTAAGCGTAGGAATACTGCATGGCTTCACTCAGGTAGGTCAGCAGTGCCTGTTGACGTTGTGCCGTCAGTTGCCGGGATCGTGTCTCGATTTGTTTGACGAGCGCGTCCAACCGTTTGTACTTTGCCATTTCCTCGAGCGTAAGGACACCACCCGCTTCGAGCTTCGTATAATAGCCAGAGACGTCTTGAAGAATCCCTTGGAGCATTTTTTCATATTGTTTCTTAATGACGCTCTCCTGCTTGCTGAGGCGCCGTTGATTGGCTTTCTCTAACTCCGATTGCTTATCTTGAAACGACGCCATTGTTCACCGCCCCCGGAACGCTCGGTAGGTCAAGCGGGTCAATCTGATCCCGTTCCTTCTCCATCAACTCAATCTCATACTCCACGTCGTCGACGAAGGTCGCTTGCGCCAGTCGGGTTTGCTCCGATACGCTGCCTCTGAGTTTCATCAAGACATCCGCTTCATTGAGCAGGTTTTTCGGGAAGTTGCGTTTGAATTCACTGAACACCTTGAACGGGTTGATCGTGATGTTCTCGACGGCCCATTTCGATGCCAGAACCTCAAACATTCGTGTATCTGCCGCCTTGAACTTCTGTTCGAAGCGAGCGCACTTGGTTTCCATACCGAACAGCTTGAACTTGAGCGACTCCCCGCTTTGATTTCCACCGAATGCCTCGTCCGCCAAGTCAGGTGTCCCGCTGAAACGATAAATTGCATCGTGTAGACGGTTTAAATGATTCTCGACGGCATTATCATTCAAGTTCTTTTCCAAGAAGCGGGCATCGATTCTATCCCCGGCCAGTCCCGGAATGTTGAGTGCTCCCGTTTCTTTCATGCTTGCGATGTCGTCCTGATCTACCGCTGCCCCTACGATTAAGAGGTAAGCCAAGCGGAACGCTTCAATCTCGCTGTTCATATCGGATGTTGTCCGGTCAATCGCATCAATGAGCGTGAGCACCTTATCCGGATCACCCATTAATTCATCGTTATTTGGATAACCGATCATCGGACATTTACCGAATCCATGAATTTGTGCTTCGATGAGGTTTAGTGCTTCCCCGTCCTGCTGATAGCGGTACCGCATGGCTGCATCGTAGAAGTGAATGACGTACTTACCTTCTTCGCCGTAGTAGCGGATCGCGTACTCCGTTTCGATGATGTTGCCATCCTCGTTGAGTAGGATGACTTGATGCCCAGGGATGTACATCATGCGGTCACGCGCCTCTAAGTCAAGATAGAGCAAACGCGCGGAATACCCGCCGATGGCACAGTATTTGGTCGTTTCCATGTTGACGTCCGCGATGCGGTTGCGCTCCAAGAAGTCCGCGAGTAGCTCGTTAATCTGTTCAAACTCCACTTCTTTCTTGTCGTAGCTGTAAGCCGCTTGTTTCCCGGCAAAGTACCCCGTCTTCATGTCGACAATTTCTGAAAAGTAGTCGTTGTTGATGCGGTTATCGATCGTGACATCCCGCTCGAACGAGCGATGGAAGATGGGAACGCCGCTGATGTCCGTCTTGTACCGTTGGTAGTTACCGAGCATGCGCAACCGTTGGGGCTTGTGCTTCTCGATTAACTGCAAGATGATGTCCCGGTGGTCTTCGCCGCCTTTTAACGCCACGATTTCTTCTGTGTAGTCAGGCAACTCGAATGAATAGCCTTGCGCGGCTCCATTCCCATGAAATCCGCCGCCTCGTTCCCATTCTGATGCATGTGTCATCGTTTCACCTCCTTAAAATTTGAGTGCTGCCGGTCTCGGCCGCATATCTCGTTCCATGGCATACCTACTGGAATCAACACTGTGGTTGTTTTTGTCTTCAAGTCTTGGTTTCGGATTGCCATCCTTGTCCGTCTGATAATCGATGTCTTCAAACTCTTTTGCGGTGTGAGGTGTCCGCTTCGGATCAATAACGATTTCTTCCAGGTCATCAAGCCAACGTTCACCATACTCAACGCTGTCTGGTCCCTTCTTTGCTCCTACGATGCGTTTGACACCTAACTCACGTAATTCCGCTATCGACTTCGGTTCCGCGCTGTCAGCAATGATTTCATGCGTTTGGTACCCTTTCGTGATGATCCATTCAGCAAGTTTACGGTTTGAAATCTGAACGCCATGCAATTCATCCATCAAATAGAGACGCTTGCGCATCTTGTCGTAATGCCAACGAACAAACGCGAGCGGATCTGTGGCATATCCAAAGTCGACGCCTTGACGGATGTTATCGAACGATTTGATTTCGGTGTCCGTAATCGTGCGAATCGATAGATTACTGAATGGAACGATACCGCTGCCGATTGCTTCCCCAAGGTATTCCCAGCGGTAGCGGAGTTCATTACGTGCTTTCGCCGCTTCCGCTTCTGCGGTGAACTGTTTCGAGATATGCGGGTTATCATGGTAGGTCGAGTGATGCACAAACGTATTGTCAGCCACAAATGCCGACTCATATTTCTTATTGACCCACGATTGTTTGCGCTTTGGCGGGTTATAGCTATAAAAGAACTTATAAAAAAGACCATCGTCCAGCTCTCCACGTAACAAAGAGTTGGTGATGGTCGTGACTTCATCTTCTGTTTTGAATTCCGCTAACTCCTCGAGCCAAGCAAATGCAAATGGGAAATTAGCGGACTTGAGTGATTTAATCCGCTCCGGTTCCTGAGCTCCACGGAAAACCATGTAATTCCCACGTGGGATGTAGGTGATCCTCATCGGTGATTTATTGACCTTAAACAAATGACTTACACCCGATACCTCGATGGCCCATTTCATTTGTTCGAATATGGATAGTTCAATCGTATTATCAATTTTACGAATCCCTACTCCATTGACCGGATACCGCATCAGTAGCTGAGCAATGATAATGGCAATATCAGAAGACTTACCGGAACCACGACCTCCTTTTTCGATGATGTTAAGGATGTCCGGGTCAAGCGCGGCCCGCCAACTGGCATGGAACGCTTTCGGCAGCAACTCAGATAAGCGAACTTGCTTCTTCAACTCGTATCGCCACCTGAGATGTCGTCAATGAACTCAACGGCACCGGTCAACTGAATCTCTTGACGATCCGTAAACAGTTTGTAGTACTTGCCAAGTATTTCAGCAGCACGAATCTTTTCGGTATTAGTGGGCGGCACCTGCTCCACTTCCTGCGCTCCCTGTCCTACTCCAACGAGTGCTGTACCTTGTTCCTCTCCCATGACGATACGAGTCAACAATTTTAAGATGTCGTCCTGATCGGCGATGAGCGCAGACTCTTTCTCCGCCAGTCGTTCTTCCAAATAAGATTGGATTTTAGTATTCTTTAGTAACTTGTCTGCATTCTGCCCTACATAATTCCCTTTATATCCCGCTTTTTTAGCAGCATCCGTTGCATTCAAGCTAATTAGATATTCATCACAAAAACGCTTTTGACGTGCGTTCAAAGTAGCCAACTCATCACCTCCTCTCTCTCATGCTTTCCAACGTACCGACAGGTCGATCCCCATCGGCTCGTTGCAAGGCATAAAAAAAGACGCCTTCGCCGGCGTCTCAGGTTATTTAATTTTGAATGACATTCATAAAATACGCTTCTACGATTTCATCTAAAATTTTCACTTTAAAAATTTCTGCATCTCCTATCGGTTCCCCATAGACATCAAATGATGTTTTAATAAATGGCATGTTATCGTCAACATATAGAAAAGCCATTTTCTCAACTTTAGTAGTTGAGTTGTTCATTGTATTTCTAGTAACCGACTTAAGCACTATTCCGTTTTTCATATTGTAATATTCAATCTGAGCACTTCTGTATCCGTTAAGTTCGGCATAAAATTTCCCTTCAAATTTAGTAGCTGAGTGCTCAACAGCACCTTCACTAATTTCATTTAATTCATTCTTAAGTTCTTCAAAATATAAGATTAAAAATTTTAGAATATCATTCTTGTCTGATACCACTTTTAATTTTTGATTACTTTTCAAATAATCAACAAATTCGTTTTTCCAGTTCTTCGTTTCTACTTCAGCTTGTTGTTGCACTTAAGTTCCCCCTAGAAAAAATAATCGACATTTTTGCCGTAACTACTCTATTTCTAGTTTTTTTAAAATTATCCTTCTAATTCTTTCCAACAACGCACGACTACTCCGCCCTCGTGTTTGATTCACGTTCTCTCTTGGCTGCGTCATACGTTGTTGGCAAGAAGCGAATCATCTCATTCGCTCGAGTTCTTTCTTCCAGAGATACTTCAACCAATCACTTTGCGGGACTTTCCTGACGGCGCCCGTTCGTTTATCCTTCCGATGCTTGTCTACTTTCCAGCAGATTACGAATGGCTTGCTTTCCATAGAATCACTCTCCTTTATATGTACAAATATCCGGATGAGAACAACAGCTGCAATGCATCTGGGGAATGACATGGAGCCATCATCACAATGATCGAGGAGGTCATCACCTCACCCGGATACTTCTGCATACAAAAAGGACGCCCTGTCCGTTACGAGGCGCCCCGCTATGTGAGTAATCGGTATTCAGTAGAACAGCACGACTTTCGCCGCACCCGCTTCGTCTACATGGAAAGAATATCACGTATAAAGCAAGTTTTTGTATCAAGATTGTATCAAAATTGTATTACGTTTTTTTCTAACGTTCCTTGTGTTACCACCTACTACCGACATTGTCATAATTGCCTTCTTTATTCATATAACATTCTACGCCATCTCGACGACGGGTATAACTGACATAGACATATAAATCCGGATTTTCTTCCGCCATCTTTCGAGCTGAGTCAGTCGCACTCTCTTTGTCGGTAAAATTTTTTTCCGTTTTTTTCTCCATTTCGGGTATTTTCTCTACACGAACATAAGCTAGTACTTTCCAAACTTCACCACTCATGATTAGATTCACCTCACTTCTTTTAGATAATTTCTCATTACCCTTTTGATGCAGTCGCTTATCAAATCAAACTTTTATCGGTATTTATTAAACTCAGCGGTCTCATATACATTTCCAATAACTTCAATCGCGTCTGCCCAGTGGCTTATTCCCACGTAACTACTGGATCTGTTTTGTTTACCTTTTAGCCCTGTGTCTACCCAAATAACAGTATGAGTAATATTGGGATCACCTAAGTGGAAAACGTCGCCTTCATAAATTTCAACATCGTTTTTGTCTCGCTCACCGGTACTTTGCATCATGACAATTAAACCGCTGTTGTGGAGATTGAATCCATCTGTAAATGTTGATGCATCCGGCTCCATGTATTCATAATTTCCATCGCCTTCAATGTCAGTCGCTACCCATGCTCTAAATTTTAATTCACGCATATTTTTCATCTCCCTATAAAATTTACTATTTAGCTGTTGTATAACTCTCCACCTGCAGTAAGATGCCACCCAACTCCTCAGCAAGCTTTTCGCATTCCGCTTTATTGGCCGCCCAGGTGACGCACGTTTCTTTCGCGCCACCTTTTTCGTAGTAGATCCGGACCCACATGCTTAGTAGCCAATCAGGATGCGTTCAAGGTTCGTATCTGTCTTCGCATCAAACGCTTTGATGATTTTGTCTTCTGTTACGTCGAGCTGTTCTGCGAGGAGCAATAAAGCGCCGAATGAGCGACGGATTGTTGCGGCATCGACTGCAGCATGACAGAGTCGTTTCAGCTCATCATTTTTCTGGCTGTGATAGGTGTAAGCCCGATGGAACATGGCATGGTAGCCGATTGGACCACCGCTCATGACGTCAATCGAAGCGATGCCGGCAATGAACTTCAAGGCATCAATCAGTTCCTCAACGAATCGTTCGCGTTGCGGTTCTTTGACACTCCACCATTTCCAAGCGCCTTTTAACTCATTGATGCATTCCGCTGCCTCGACACGATATGCAGTCGTCCGCTCCCAAATCAGTACACCGGGCAGTTTGTATTGATCAAGCACATGTTGGTCAAACTGCGCTTGTTTCTCGCACAGCATAAGCCATGTATTCAGTGTCAGAATCATGATTGTTCCTCCTTTAGCCGCTTGCGCCGCATGAATGGTGTCTCGAGTCCGCGATAATTGAACCAACTATTCACGGTCGTCTTACTGCAGTGATAGTGCTTACCGATGTCTACGATCGACATCCCTTGTTTGTCGACGAGTTGATCGAGCTCTTCCCGTGATGGAATCGGTAACTTCTGATTGCTCGTCTCTTTTGGAAATTCTTTTTTCTTCGGCCGCCATTCTGCAGACGAGATTCGTTCCCGGTCTTCCGGTGGCTGCAGAGCGACTGACTTGTCTCCGTATCCTGGACACGGTACCCATTCATTGTTGATCCGGTACGCCATGCCGTAGGGATGATGAAAATAACGTTTCATTTCTTCAGGTGCTGCCGGTTCTGTCCGTTTTTTTAAACGCCGGATGGCTGTGTTGTGTGACATCTTATCAATCAGCTGCGTGTGACCCATTTGAATAATCCTCTCCTGACTGGTTTATTTCTCAATCCATTCGATTTGATCGTGTTCATGAGTTTTTATGGGAGCTTCAAGTGATTCATGAGTCGAACCATCAGCCGTTACACCTAATAAGGTGTAACAGGCTTCGCAATACGGTTCTTCTCCAAAAATCGTGGACTGCTTGATGCTGGCTGGTTCATAGCAATTGCAACAACAGGAATCAATAGTTTGTTGTTTCATCACTTTTTCACCTCTTCGTTTATAAATTTAGTTGTCGGAACCGAAATCATCCCAAACACCGAAGCGATCGGCGACGATGCCGAGCAGTTTATCCTTTGCCTCGTAGTAAGTGTTCCGGTTGCCATAGCGCATCATTTCGATGACGACGTTATCGGTGTATTTAAATTTCGGCCGGTACCGAAGATTCCATATCTCGTTCAGGTCCGGATCCGTCTCCTCGAGTTCTTCACGGATTCGCAGTAAGAGACGTTGTTCCGCTTCTGCCTGTCGGAGTTGCTCGAGCAATATGACTGCTTTTTCGACACTGCTCGACGGTCGACTATTCCGCTGCACCTCACTCGGTTGATAACCGGCCGTGATCGAGGGAGCTGATCGCGCCTTTAACGATTCGATGCGGGCAGGTAACGTATACAGGCTTTTCAGTTTGTTCTCCACGAGAACGCGTTGTGCTTTCGTCAGCTTATGTGCGATATATTCCATGCAGTGCCGTCTTTCCTTTCGTGTTAGAGTCGGAGCGGTCGCCAGCCGTCCTTGATCATCTTTTGCGTTTCATGTTGTGTGGCATCTGGGATGTACAGCACTATGTACTGTTTCTTTTCGTAACGCTCGAACAATTGCGGTTTCGTTCCGCTGTACTTTATTCGCTGAGTCGGTCGGGCCATCGCCGTGACACCTCATGTTCATCGAGTGAGCGACCTTCGAGCGTCCAATCCTTCCGCTCTCTCGACAGCATGACCGCGATGCTGATCGGCCGAAGTCCGTCCTCTACTTGAACCAAGCGACCTGCAACCAATGTATGACGACGGATCTGATTCGAGATGAACAGGATTTCTTCACGGTGATCGTGCTTCTTCCGGAAAACGAGTGTTTTCATCAGTCATTGCTCCCTTCGACTACTGTCCAATCCGCTTGATATTCGGATGGAGACAATCGTTGAAGGGCTGCACGATGGAACGCATCATCTGTATGGTTCCGGACCATCTTCGTCATATATCCGTTCGCATCAAGTTGCATCCGAATGATGCCGTCTTGAAGTTCAAACTCCGCAAAGCGAATCGTTCCATTTGCGATTCCTTTCATAGCGTCGAAAATATTCATCGCCCTATCCCCTTCCTTGGCTTCCGCTCTGGAAGCTCCATCAATGCGACATACCGAACATATTCATTTCGAGAAACGAACCTGACACGACCGGAGAACTCTTCTTTCGAGAACTGCTTGCTGCCTTTTACGAACTGATCACGCCGGACGAGCCGGGCGCCACGGTTCACATGGTCCGCGATACGCCGGTCAAGTCCTGTCTCACTGATATCCGTCAATCTGAACTGCATCCATCATTCCTCCTAGTCCTGATGGAGCGAGCGAAGTAGTTCCTGGACTTCCGAGTCATCCGGAACATTACTTTCAAGCTCCTGCTTTTTCCGTTGTTCGAAGGCTTGTTGGTCCTCTTTCTCTTTTGCGACCCATACCGGTTCTTCCATATCCGAAGCACTTCGACGATTACGACCGAATCCTTTCGTAGATCGAGACGTTGATCGCTTGGATTCATGCAGCTGGATGGCTTCGAGTGTGAACAATTTCTTATTTGCGAGATTCCGGACGATGGCTTTTGCGTACTTCCAGTTCCGAGCATCATTGAGAACCGATTGTTCGAGTGCGTACTGAATCAATTCATAGGAACTTTCAGCGAGCGTATGCTGAATATCATCAATGACATATCCGGATGCCATGCCAATTTCTTTTTGAAAGAAGCTGACTAATTTTGAAAGATCATCGTTATGATTGATTACGTCCTCTGATGATGATGAATTACTTAAAGGGTTATTCTTAAAGGATTCTTCTTCGTAGTCGCCCGGCGACTGGGGCCCAGTCGTGTGACGACCGGGGGTAGGTCGTGTCGTGACTGGGGGGTGTCGTGTGACGACCGGTATAGCGAAGTTTTCAATAGTGTACAAATTAGAGGTCTGTGCTCCGTTTTTGTTCACCCTTCCCCGTTTAGTAATTAGTCCTTTTCGTACTAAATTTTCAATACAACTTTTAACTTTCGTAATCCCGCACTGTGCTTCATTAGCGATTGTCGGATACGAAGGAAATGCTCCCGTTCCGTTGACCGCATGACTTTTGAGAACGAAGTAGACCATCTTTTCGTAGATGTCCCCAAAGGTCGCATTGTCGCGTACGACCTCGTGGGGAATCATGGTGAAGGGAATCGTGTTACTATCGTGAATTCGATCTTGGCTCATGTTTCTTCACCTCACACATCGAAGGGGAACTGCTGCCCATCGAATGGATCCTCTTCTTTGTTCAATGTTTCAGGTTCTGTCTGTTCTGCCACCGTGTCGACGTATTGATTTTCGATGAATCCAGTCTGAGCAACAGTTGATTCTTTGACCACGCTGATTGAATTGTCGGCACTGATGAGTTCACCGATTTGGCGAACCTGTCCGTCCTCTCGCTCAATCGAAAGTGGTGCGGTCTTCAGTAATTTAATGATGACCGTCTTTTTCGCCATCTCGACGAAATGGTCTTTCCATGGTCCAAAGACGTTTCCACTTTTATCTTTCGATTTCGTGAAACGATCACGGTGCTTCTCAACCTGGTTCCGTGTCATAACGACGAAGTCTGATCCGCCGTCCTTAAGGTGATACACGGCATAAAAATGTGTGACCTTGCTTGGGTCATCTTCACCACAAGGAACGTGGTGCAGGTCCTTGTTCAGACCGTAAGAATAGTGGAAATCATCTCCTTCATAGACCTCATGTGTGTACAGTTGTTTGAGCTCTCCGGAGCGGCGTGCAAGATCGATTGTTCCCTTAAACCCTAGTTGAAATTGGGCTTCCATTTGCTTCGTCTTATTGTTCCAAAATGGAAGGATGTAGGCATGACCGATTAGATTCGGCTCGACGCCGAGTGCAGCGCAATTGACAATGGCGCCGACAAGCGTCGCTGGATCACAATCGAATAATTTTGGATTACGTGTCGCTGCATTCAAACCGAGACGTGCCAAACGCTCTGGCGTGACATGCTTTGGTACGAGAGATTGAATCGCCTTGAAGTTTGAGGCAAGCATGTTTTGAAGTCCTTGCTCAGGTGTCGTACCTTGTTGTGCTGGAGCTTGAGAAGCCCGGTTTGCGAGTTGATTTTTGATATCTACTGTTTTGGCCATGATGAATGCCCTCCCTTATTTCGTTTCTTTTATCGTAAAGCGGCGTGTCGGTTTTCCGATCTTGACGTACTTTTCATATAGATCCGGTTGGTCTTTCGCGAACGACTTTGTATCGAATGTTTCGCGAGGCTTCGTATTCTTCCACTGAACAAGATGGTTACGTGCGATACCAACTTCTGCCTCACCAATCATTCCTTTGAGACGATTTTCCGCATCGAGTACTGATTTTTTCACCTCTGCTTCACGCTCTTTGGCAAAGCGATATGCATCGATCAGATCATCCGCATCATCTGGCAATTCAATTTCTGAATCACTTTCTGCCATTGGAAACAACTGCTTCAGCAGGTCACTCGATGCGCCAGTACCGTCGTATGCAGGTGGAATACGCTTGAGGATGTGGTTATTCCAAAAATCTGAGGCGATGTCCGTGATGTATTGAATCAGTTCATCGTCACGCTCGATCCGTTTATAGATGAAGTGGTTGCCACCAATCAGTACAGCAATCCATGCGGCTTCATATCCGGTGATATTCAGGTAGTGCATAACTTGAATCAGATAGGCTGCTGGAATCTCGTCGTCTTTCCACTCTTCTTTGAGATAAGCAGATGCCGTCTTACATTCGAGTAGTTCCTTTTTGCCAATCAGGACGCGATCAAGATTTCCGAGCAAGTATGGGTGCTCTGGGTGATGAATCATGTGATTCTTGCGACGAACCTTATGTCCGCTGCGTGCTTCGAATTCCTTCGCTACAACATCCTCCATCACGGTGCCCCAATAGGCGGCCTCACCTGCTGTATCCTCGATGTCTACCTCTCCTGTTTTTTCGAGATAAACGCTCATTGCTGACTTGTATTTGTTCAGACCGGCGATGGCTGCAATATCACTGCCGCCGAGTCCTTTTTTATGCCACTCGAGCCATTCGTTCTTATCCATGTCCTTCGTGTTCACTAAAATGTTCATCTTCGTTCCTCCTTATAGGACGGCATTCCGATAGTCGGCCAGCTGTTCCTTGAGTTCCGGATCCAGCTCAAACGTATCGAAGTCCGATTCAGTGGTAGTTTCATCTGACTCATAATCTTCGACGAAATCATTCCAGTGGTTGGTCGTCATTTTGACTCCTCCTTCACCGCGTCTAAAGCAATTTTCAACGTCTTGATTTGGTTTTGAAGCACCTGGACGAATGAATAAGCCGGTGCGTATGTGCCGAGTACGAATCCTAAACGTGACAGCGTCTTCTCTAACTCTGCGATGGTATGATCCACAGATTCATTAGCGCGATCGACTTCAATGGCTGCTTTCTGCTTTTTGATGAACAGCAGACGCCCGATCCGTTGCGCTCGATTGATCGTGTTCATGGTTTTCCTCCTGTCCGGAGCGTGATACACTTAAGGTCCTAAGCTAAAGTGGTCATCGCTCTCTTGAGTGGTGGCTTTTTTTCTTGTCCGCCTGTTCTCGCTCCGACTTTCGCTCTTCACGTCCTTCGATGATGAAGACGGGAATGACGGCAATCAGCGAGACGACCCAGACGGTCGCCATCATGACGAATGCTTCCGGTGACATGTACTCACCTCCTTTCCAAGTCAACCTCGTTCATCCCACCACCAGCCGCCGAATGCGATGGCGAAAGCAATCAATGCGAAACCATAGATGACATATGCATTCATTTCAGCTGGATCGGGTCCATTCGGAGCAAGTGCATGCTGAACGTGCCTTCCATGAGATGCAGAACATGTTTTTTATTGACAGCATCGATGACAAAAATCGGATCTTCCTGGACCATACGATTGAAATAAACCATTGCATCCTGTTCGACCTCTCCGACCATTTCTCGTGTAACATCAGCGAGGATGCTTGAGACGACGTCTTCGACATTGATTAGCGGTAAGAGTGTCGCGTTTTCGTGGAACCGGTCCACGAGCGTGTTGGCCAGGATATCGAGATTTTTATAAAGTGGCATGTTGTTTCACTCCTTCGATTGTTTGATCCCAATGGTTGCTTTCGACTCGTTTGTCGAGCCATTCATATAAATGCTCGCGGCGGACAATGATTTTTCCATCGACACGAGTAATCGGTAACCCGTTCTCACGGATCTGTTTATCAATCGTGCTGCGGCTGCACCGTAGCTCTTCGCATACTTCCGGTACCGTGAGATACTCACGCTTCCGTGCAATCGTTGCGAGTGATTCTGCAATTCCGTCTGCAATCATGCGTTTGAATTCCTGCTCATTGAACAACATGGTTTACCTCCTCACGATTTAGACAAGCGCTGGACGCCAATGTGTGACGTATGAGAGTGCTTCGTCGAATTGGTTCTGCCGGATATCACGATAAGATGCGACTGCAAAAGCACGTTTGATGTCGCTCCCGAAACGTCCGTACAGTTTTGCTTTCGAATCATACAGATCAGATGGCCGTTCGCTTAGTTCTTTCCAAAGATCCTCAGCACGACGTTTCTTAGCTCGTTCAATTGCAAGTTGTTGTCCATAATCGAGGGTCATCCGTAAATCAATCTTTTCCGTGAGTGTCGTGATGGCTGCTTCCGTCTCACTTTGTTTCTCGAGTAGCTGGGCTGTCGCGGTGAACAATTCAGCGAATGGGATGTTTTTCGGAACTTCATACGATCCTGTGTTGCGGATTGATGGGAGTACTTCTTCGTACACCCAATCTTGGAAACGTTCAGCGACTGGACTTTGATCCGCTCGCATGATCACTTGGTATAAACCCGGCTCAGAAACGAACAATGGTGAGCGCCCTGCTAAACCTAAGGAAATCTGATGTTTATACTTTTCTCGTACGCGCTTTGCGACCTCACTTGTGTTAGTCAGGTTCAGCACGTCGCAGACATCTTTGAGCAAGAACAACGGTTCATCTTTCGTACCTTTGATCGTGATTTGTTTTCCTTCGAATACTTTCGTAAGTTCATTCATCGTTTTGCTCCTTTCGATGCCACCCTGTTTCGGGGCACCATCATTTCATGATTTTCAGTTTTAGAAATCGGGTAAATAGAACTAACGAAACCAAATTACCAAATTGGTAATCACTCAACAAAAAAATAATCTATTGGTTTCCCGTACAATGTAGATAGTTTTTTCAAAAGCGTTGATTTAATTCCCCGTTTACCGGCTTCAATTCTACTAATCGTAGCAGCTGATTCATACCCTGTGATTTCAGCGACTTCCCTGAGTGAAAGGTTCAGCTCTTTTCTAGCCAGCTTTAGCCTAGACAAATCAATTTGAGGATCATTCATTTCTCTCACCTCTTTCTTTATTACCATTTCGGTAACTTGTACATTTAATTTAACTTACCAATAAGGTAATAGTCAATACTTTTTTTCCATTTCGGTAATATTCATTTTCCATTTTGGCAAAAGTGCTATATTGAGAGGAGATAATTAATTATGGAGATGATAATTATGGAAAAAGCGTTCAGAGGAGATCGCCTTAAAGAATTACGTCTAAATCGTGGATGGCCACAGGACGATACTGCGGCAAAACTGGGGATTACACCTGCAACTTTATCTAGATTCGAAAACGGTAAACGACAACCTGATCCATCTACTCTTGTTTTATTAGCTGATACATTTAGTGTGACTGTAGATTATTTACTTGGAAGAGTAGATAATCCCGAAAATACACTAAATGACTATATTGAACAAGTATCAATCACGAATAAAATGATTGGTATGCATTTTACTGAAGAAGAACTTAATACTCTTACTCAAGAAAAAATTGATAAAATCGTGTCTTATATGAAAGATCAAATCGCATTATCAATCTCAGAAACCTCTAAAAAAGAATTAAAAAAATAAAACTAACGGACGCGTCTAATTAGAAGCGTCTATTAGTTTTATTAGGGAGTCATGCCATAATCCAGATATAGAATTTTCGATTTCAATCTCACTATTCATAAAGAGAACATACGCCTCTAGTTCATCGCTCCAACAGCCTTTTAAAGGAATAAGCCCCTCTTTTGTTTGTAACAACAACTTTTCATTCCTAAAATCACTCATTCTAATCCCCCTAAACAAGAACACTTGTTCCTTATGTTGTATTCAGTATGCCTCATGCAAATCTTATTTTCAAGTATCATCCTGTTCTTTACAATCTCAATAATTCGACATTTTATGACATTCTCTATTTATTTACAAAACTGTTTTTCAAAATAGTGAAACGTGAGTGATACAGTTTTTTGTCGAACACTTTTTTATTTATTTAGATCAAAATTGTCGAAACCTGTCGGACGGTTGTTGCCAAACCTTCCCTTTTTCTTAAAAGGAAAGACTTTCATGTATCTTAAAATTGGTAAAATGAAGGGGAATGTATATCAAGGGAGGAATTATTGTGAAACGATTTATCATTGGAACATCATTAACCGCTGCTCTTTTGCTAGCTGGTTGTGCAGAAGAGAGTGCGGATACTACAAAATCAGAACCTACTACTGCAGCTAAAACAGAGAAAAAAGAAGAAACGAAGTCCGAAAAAAAAGAAGTGGCTGCCAAAGAGGAACCGAAAGTGGAAAAGTCTGAGGTTGGTGAAAAGACGCCCCACTTCACGAATAAAAGCCTCGGCATCAAAGAAAAGTTGGGCCCGATCAATCTTTCAATTGATAAAATCCAAACTTCACGCTTAAAAGTAAGCGATGCCTTCAAACCAACATTTGGCGATAAGGACGAAGTCACAACCATCGTCATCAACATGACGCTTGAAAACACAAGCGATGACACAATCAGTGTTTATCCTGAACAGGCCACTCTTACAACGAATACCGGAGAGCAAATCGAGGCAGAGCTATTCTTATCTGATCAAATCGGTGGCGAATTCATCGGCAAAGTCAAAAAATCCGGGAATATCCTTTTCGTAGCAAAATCCCAACCAAAAGACATCACGAGCATTAAGTACATCCTGGATGGTCCTCATGATCAGGAATTGAATCAACTCGCTGACCGGTACACGGTTGAGATTCCGGTGAAGTAATTTTCATGAATAAGAGTACATATTTGTATTTTGGGGGAAATAGACTGTATATTCAAATTAAGTCATGTTATGAGCTCATAATTTTTCTTGATTTTTAGTTCTTATGAACCATAAAGTGTAGTTTTTTATCATATTTATCTTCTTATCCTTCACTGTATGTTATCATTACAAACGTTCGGAAGAAAATAAAAAAAGGGGGATTCTAAATGTCATTCACTAAAGATGCTGATGAACTTATCCCTAGCAACATTGTAAATATTGATTACACTACTCGATCTTCTGTAAGCACTACAGATGTCGTAAACGAATTCTACTCCTTTAGACTCTTAACAAAAAGAAGTAATGCACAATTGTTAGAATTCATTAAAAATTCTGATCTTGAAAAGCAGATACTAAACGATGAACATAAATGGAAGATTAAAAAAAGTCATACCGTGGTTTCTTTCATTACCGAGAGTTTAATTATCCCTAATTCATATGATGATCCTAAACATATGAAGGAGTGGCTTGAATCTCATAATCATTATTTAAACAAAATCCTTAAAGAGGATCTAAACAACGAATTCGATGCTATCATGTTTGCTAATGATATCACAAGAACACTTTCAGACTTAAAGAGTGAAAACGAAAACTTTTTTTCGAAAACTCGCATGCAACCGTATTTAAACGAAGACATCGTAACATCTTATAGATTCTAAAAGAATGGTTAAGTGTGAACATAGATGAGATACTAACATTGTATCTTGTCTATGTTCATTTTTGAAAATTAGGGGGAAAAATCATGCAAGAATCAACTATACTTGATGTTCATCACTTTTTAAGGAGTTTTAACATTGTAGATTTGGCTGTTCAATCAGAAGAAGATTATTTTTTCAAAGAAGAATTTGATGTAAAAGGAAAAATTAACGTTTCGTTGAGCAGACCTGCTAAGTTAGATAAAGAAACATGCGAATTAATAGCAACTTTCCAAATAGAATTTGCTGATGTTAAAACAGATAAAAACACGTATTTAATAGTCTCAATCGAACATAACGTAGAAGTAAGATTTGATCCGAATGAATTGAACGAACAGATACTTTATGATAAACGTGCAGATGCATCACATCCATATCACAGAAAATTTGGTGACATCATTATTGATAGACTTTGGGAGATAACAAGAGATTTGGGAAATATAGTGTTGAATTCAACACGCTATGAAGATGTAATTTTACCTGATAGTTTACGGGATCCTAACACAGTTAAAAAGGAATCAAGGTGAGCTTATGGCTACTTTATTTTCGGATTACAGTCCAATATGTCGACGTGATGCTAAAACAAGGTTAGATACAATCAATAGTTTTGGAAGTCTTTATCCAGAATTACATAGTTTTTTAAAAGCAAATGTACATTACTATAAACCTTTCTTTACAGTAATGGAGCAAGTAGTTATACCTTCTAATGAATTGGCATACTCCACAAAAAATCGTCCGAGATTAATCAGTAAAATACCAGATTTTTTGATAACAGATCTTAATGAATCAGATAATATGAAACATGAAGAAGCCCTTACAAAACATTCAGAATTCTATGAAATTCTTGTGGAAATATTATTCTTACCTTTAGAAAGTATTTCCAACTTTAGAAGTATCTTTTTAGAGGATTTCATTGCTGAAACTGGTCCTTCACTTCCGCAAACCCACGAATCATACATTAATTTTATCAGTCCGGTAATCAGAGTGGGAAATCCTTTACAAAAAATAAGTGATAAACAAAATGATATTGATGTAGTTTTTGTTAATGTCGATGAACAATCTGAAATAATAGAATTGGAAGCAATAGAGTGCAAATCTTCTATTAACACATTCATGTATTCAATTAGAAGACATGTAGAAGAAGATTCAAAAAGTGGTAAAAGAGACTTCAATAAATTAATGTATATGAAAGAGGTATTAGATTATTCCAGGGATAACATTCCTAGTTGTAGAATAGGTTTCGCAACCTATAACTCTATATTTAATATAGATTATTTGCTAGATATTGAAGGGGATTACACTCACCATATCTTTGATTATGTTCGTGAACATACTAAGATAATAGATCGAGCACATTTGTTGAAATTAGTCATGTAAACATAATTTAACCTAAAGTATTAAAATTTTAGTGGTATGTACACGCTATTAATATTTTAATACTTTTATTTTTTATAATTTCTTATTTAGAAAGGAGGGTTAACAATTATGACGAATATAAAAAAGAACCCTACTACCGGTAAATGGGAAGCCAGGATCAGTCTTGGATTCGATGAACGAGGCAAACGGATCCAAAAGTACAAACGAGCGGATACGAAACGGGAACTAGAGTATTGGATGGCCAACTTACTCAAGGAACGTGAGGACGGGTCCATCAAACGGCAGAAGTCGAAGTTGACGGTCGCAGATCTGATTGCAGTCTATTACGAACGCCGCGCTCCGCAGCTGTCGAAATCGACAGTCTACAATCGCCAAAAAATTTCAATAATTTTGGAGACTGAACTAGGAAACATGATGCTCGAAAATGTCAGAGCGCATCACTTATCGGATGTCTTGACAAAGTATTCTCTGTTACGTGGATGGAATGCGGGTAGCTACAACACGATGTTACAACAAGTCCGTGCCTTTTTCAGTTATGCTGTCGAAATGGGATATATAAAAGAAGACCCGAGCAAAGCCCTCACCCGAGATCAACGACGGAACGTAAAAAACCAAGCCGTTTGGTCAAAAGAAGAATGTGACGTGTTCATCCAAACACACGAAAAGAATCTGCGAGCCCTTCCCATGGTTTTGATTTTGCATACAGGGATGCGCATCGGCGAGGTTATCACCTTACGATGGTCCGACATTGATTTTGAACAACGTACCATCCTCGTCAAGCGATCCATCGCAGACCATAATCGGCCAGCCCTTAATAACGAAAAGGCACCTAAAAACGGCCGTTCACGGATTATTATGCTCAACGAGACAGCCATTGATTACCTTAAGAATATGAAACGCCTACAATCGGCCGATCAATTGAGTCGGATATATCGTAATGACACTGATCATGTGTGTCTGAATACAGCAGGAAGAACACTTGGTTCTACTAGCGTCCATCGTGCCTTTAACCGATTGGCAAAATTAGCTAACGTGCCACGCATACGGATTCATGATTTGCGTCATACGCATGCTACTCTGTTACTCGAGCAAGGCGTGCACCCGAAAGTTGTCCAAGAAAGATTAGGCCATGCCACGTATGCAATCACGATGGATCTGTACAGCCATGTCAGTGCAAAGTTGCATCAAGAGGCTGCCGCCGTGCTTGTTTTCAATAAAAGTGTGCAATAAGTGTGCAATTTAAAAATAATCATTCGAACAGAATCAAACTAAATAACGTCAAAGTCGTTGATACTAATGGGTTTACAAATCCTAAAAGGAAAACCCAAAAAACAGTTCATGTTTCCTCCACGAACGGTGTCCAAAGATGATAATGAAATAACATATGTATCGCTCCTTATATCATAATATCGTCAAGCGTCAAAAGCATGACCTCGCCACTCTCCGTCAACAGCTGTTGC